AGCACCCAACGTTTTACGCCTTCGCGGATGGCGACAGTAACCGTAAATTCAAAAAGGACGGTATTAGTTGCTCCAGGCTTGTATGCCTCTTGAACGCCTTTGAATTCTGTGCCCGTTGGAAACTTGGCTGGATCGTATTTTTCGTAGGCACTTTTCCATGGTTCCGACGTGATGTCGTATGCCGGCGGCGACAAATTACCTGGATCGACTTTGTAAGGCGAACTGTTGTCGCGGTAAAAGAGCATAAACTGCCATGCCTTGCTGATGTCTTCGGTGGTCGGTTCACCGCCAACACTGCGGAATTTATATCCACCGAAACTGACTGTTTTGGGTGTCGTAGTTGGCTTGCGCTCAACAGCAACATACGGAGCGCCCATTTCTTGGAGACCCCACAGTGCGCTGATACGTATCTTTTTACCGTTTGTGACAAACCTCATTGTTTTGCCGCCTACATCATGCGACCACGGAAACTCCGGATATTTGCCCGAAGCGTCCAGCACGACGACTTCCCAGTTGGGGTTATCAACGATGTAAACAGCATCGGCGCTCGTTCTAGGGCGCAAACGAAACTCCAGTGCACGCGTAGTGCCGTGGTAAATACGGATGTAGTTGAATTGATCGACGGGCGTTTCACCCTGAATTGCAAAGGTCTCGCCGCACGGATACCACTCCGCATCAGCAGCAGATCCGGCGTCGCGGATGTCGAGAGAAAACAAACTGACGCGACGGGCGTACTTGTTCATAAAGCCCGTTTGGTATTGCGTGCCGTTCTTATCAGCCTGCTTAAGTTGTTCCGGCGAAGGAATTGTGGCGAAATTACACAAGCCGTTAAAACGAAGCCATACCTGTGACTTAAGGCCAATTTCTGTTACATCACACGGACGTGTGTTTTGAATCGTGGCAACAGAGGCTTTGCAAATCGGGAAAAACGCTTCGTCGATGATTAAATCTGTTTTAGAAAATGTAGCTGTTGCGTATTCCAGCTTTGATTCGTCTACAAAAGTGGCATTACCGTCATCGTCTGTAGTGCCCGCATATGGTGCAGACTCAATGTTAATAACTTCTGAATTTGCAACACCAAACGTAACAGGTTCAATCGTTGCGCTGGATGATGAATAACCGCTCAGTCGTTTAATGCAGCGAAGTTCAACTTGGATGGTTGGGTTAGTTTCTTTGTCCCAGGAACCTGTCTTTTTAGTGACCATCCACAATGCATTACCGATCATGAACTGCTCACCGATCTGAAGCGCGTCATCATGTGCGGCATGTTCACCATCAAGGATGTTTTGGATATCCTTGCCTTGATTGGCTGCATAAGGTTCTTTTGTACTCCAGTTGATAGTGCCGAACTTGTCGCTTTGTTTTCCGGCGCCGATTGTAATGGTTATCTTTGTGCCAACACCTTCTTCCCCGGCTACGCCTCGATAAATTACGGCTTTAGTGCCTTCACCTTTACTCTTAGAAATGCTTCTTTTTATGGCGGATTCTAATGCCGTAGTACTTGTAATTCCGACACGCCTAGCGTAGTTTGTGCCAGTGCCAGACATGCCGGCGTGGTACATGGCATCGTGATCTTTTTGCGGACCAGCAATCCAGTTGCGAATATCCAGCGGGCTGTGGTCGCGCTCAGGATTTGGAATCTTAATGTTGTACGAAATTACCTGCCAGTTGAGGCGTAGATTTGTGGCGTTGGGAATGCCGTTGTAAACGCCGAATTGAGCTTGGCTTGTTGGCGTAAATGTGGAACTGAAAGCAAAAATATCATCGCCTTCGTTAGTTGGTGCAGTAAAAGCAAGAGGCACGGTGGCATTTAAGTTACCAGCTTTAAGGTGCTCTCTACCAAAACGATTATCAGTACCGCTGCCATCGCGGTAGTAAAAGGCAAAATCTTCGACGGAACTGGCGTCAATCGTGTTGCTGCCTAGGAAAAGATTTCCGTATTTGCCGCCAGCGGTTGACCAGTCAGTGCGTATCGGAAGTGGACCTTGCCCAACCAAAAACTGCATTTCTGCAATTTGATAGCTGCCTTTGCTAATCACACGGCTCCAGACAAGTTGCGGCGAAATTAGCAATCCGCCGTCTGTAAATACCAGTGGAATTGGTGCGCCGTAATTAGCTAAAGCTTGCTGAGAATCAAACCCGGTCGTAGGTGCAAAGCGATCTTGGCCGGTGACGTTTGCCAAACCGACGACATCACCACCAAAACTTGTGCTGCTAGCTGTTAGCGGTTTGGGTTTTGGCGCAAGCAAATAAGCAACGGCTGTAACTGCGGCGCCTACCGCGAGACTAATTGCCGCCGATGTTAATGCTGTGGTTTTTAAAGCAGAGCCGGCGGCAGCAAATGGGCCTGCTTTAGCTGCTGCGCCTAAAGAAGCAATAGCAAGGGCTGTTACCGGATCTAGTGCAAAAATATCTGGAATGTGTGCGTATTCGGCTGGGCGTTCTCTGCTGCGACGGGCTACTTCAAGAGTGAACTGTTCGTATTCTTCGCGCGAAATGCCCAGAATTTCGATGAGTTGCCGCTCGTATGGCAGCAACGGGATTCGGATAATTTGTCCAGCGGTGTCCATGCCACCTTGTTGACGTACCAGTTGATGTACAGGATCCCGCTTCTCCATGTCACGCAAAATGACCGATCCTGTGGGAACAAAACCACGTCGCCATCATAGGAGGGCTCGGCAATGCGATCGCCCCAGTGCAGCAAGTCTCGGGCAATCCTACGGAAATCAGAGTCGTACCAAGCCTTTTTGAACGGTGGGTCTGCTATGCCGAGTCCTTTATGGACTTCGTAGACTAGGTGGATGCAGTCGATTGCCCCGTCTGTGCCGTCGGCCCCAAGCTCGTAACGTAGTCCTACAAGGTCACTGCAGTCGAACATTGGACGTTGTAGGAATGCTGCCGACAATTTTGCGTGTAATTCGCCGTGTTGGAGCATCAACGCCAACGGCATCTAAAACGGAACTCACCGTAACGGAAACAACAGCGTCGTTCCAGCTAGCAGTTGTAATAACGCCTATATAGGTAAACAGAATTTGGGATTTGTCGGCAGAAGGGGTGGTGTCGTCAGTAGGAATCGTGGTGCGTATAGTGGCGAACCAACGGTTGCGGACTACTGTGTCAACCCAAGCGCGGGTTAGTTCGTTGTTTGGAAAGGCGAGCGTGGCTTCCTTTAGGTCGCCCTGTCGGTCTGTGGAAATGCCGGAGAAGCCGAAGGGCAAGAACTGGTGAGGCTGCTCGACCTCGGAACCGCCGAACTCAATGGTCAGGGGCGCGGCTTTGTTCAGGTAGTAGTTCTGGAAGTAGTAGAGGTCGCCGGGTTTGGTGACGAGGGGCTTGCGGAGCCCGAGGTATTGGGCAATGCGTAGTTCCATCAGCGGAGACCTAGGCGACTACGAGTGGAACGGTTGTTTTGCAGTGACCTTAGTGCGCGTTGTTCGCCTTGGGAGGCACCTTGGGCGGCGGCTTGGGCCATTCCACGCTGGAATTGGTCCGCCGTAACGTAATCGACTTGGTTTATGCGTTCCACTGTGTAACGCACGTCGATTGCGCCAGGTGCGGCTAATGCGGTTGCCATCCCGTCGCCGCCATCAGAACCAGCGGGAATAACGGCGGAACCGCGGGCGCCGGATGCGTAGCGGGACATGGCACCACGCATTTTGCTGGCCGGAATAACGTATTCAGCTTCACCGCCTTCACCGATAAGGCCCATCGTGGGGCGTGTAACCATGCCGCCGTCGGCAAAGGCTTGGAATCCGCCGGACCAGTAAGCACCGTTAGCTGCCCCTTGGTAGCCAAAGCCTTTGGCAAGAAAAGAAAAAATACTTCTGTTATCTGTTCCGCCAAGTGCGCCTAGTGCTTGCGCTAAGCCGTAAAAAATAAGCATTTGACCAACAGTTGTTAGTATCTGCTGGCCTATATCTTGTAAAGCATCTCCTAGATTTTCAGTTGAGCTAGTAACAGCGTCAATAGCCGACCCAATTCCTCCAGATATTTGATTGGCTATTCCTTGGTATAAATCACTTTGCATTTTTTGTTGCGCATTTAGTTGTTCCCTTAACGTACGCTGTTTTTCTAAGTCAGCATTAGCTACACGAATTGCATTAGCTTCTGCTTCAGTTTTTACAATTCCGTCTGCTTTAAGTTTTGCTATTTGTTGCTCTAGCTCCAGTCTTTGCCTTATTTCTGGTGTACCTGCCATGAGCAGAGCTGTTTCGTTGGCGTAACCTTGAACCAGCTCCTCAAGCTGTTTTTGACGGTCCTGCTCGTTTTGCTGGCGCGTCAGGCTTGCCTCTACAAGCTGCTGATTAGCGGCTGTTGTAGCGCGAGCAATTTTTAACTCTTTTTCAGCGTTAGGTATTTTTTCACGGTTAATATCGGAAATTTTGGCATCTCTTTCTGCCAAAATTTGTTCCATTTGCAGTGCAGCTTCAGTTGCTTTATTGTTAGCCAAACGCGCCTGACCAATACTATTAGTTAACTCAAAAATACGTTGCTCAAGTGCTAGTTGAGTTTGCAGAGCGGGTATTTCACTTTCTCTTTCTTGCTTAGACTTACCTTTACCGTTTGGCGGTAAGTTTGCTGGCGCTAAGATGTCGACTATTCCAATGGCCGGTGCTGGAGCACCTAGTTGTTGCCGTCGATTTTGTATTCCTGTTTGAACTCTAGATAACTGCTTTTGAGCTGTTTGTACGGCGTACTCACCGAGTGCCCCACCAAACTTGGAGAGTTCGGCTTGTGCACTTGCGGCTGCGGCTGCTATTTTATCAAGTTCTTCTTTACTAGTAGCTACTTCAGGTCTTAAATTTGAAAGTGCTTTGCCTATAGCGTCGATGTTTCCTTTGTTCGCAAAACCAGTACCTCGCGCAAATCCCGCGCCAAACACAGCGGACGATAGTTCTCCGACTGTTGCATCGGCAATAAGATTTATCGCTTTTGTTGCTTGAACAATTATGGAAGCTAATCGAGTTAAAACTGTATCTAAAGCAGGAACAAGATTTTTGAGTATAGCGCCGGCTGCGCTTGCGATGGCACTGGCAATCCCTGCTACAGCTGAAGTAAAACGATCAAAACCTGTTTTACCCTTATCTGCCGTATTTTCTGCTTGACGTCCCATCTCAACAAGTGCATCTGTAACCTGCTGTACACTTACTTTGCCATCTTTAGCCATTTCAAGCAATTTTGTGCGTGTTACGCCTAACTTATCGGCTAACTTTTCTTGTATGGGAATACCTTGACCTGTAAATTTATTCAGTGTAGATACACCTACTTTTCCTGTTTCGAGTGTATCGGCAAAAGCCTGTGCAATTTTTTCCACACTTCCGCCATATTCTTTAGACAGTTCTACGGCAATTTTTACTGCTGATGCAGTTTCATTTACGGATAAACCTAAACCTTGTAAATTAACTAATGCAGCTTGTAGCTGTTCACTATTACGTCCTGCCATTTCAAAAGCACTGGCAAGTCCTTTGGCCTGCTCAGAGCTAAAGCCTAGCTCCAGTGCTAATTCTTTCGTTTTTGCTTTAGCGGCTTCGATTTCACCCAAAGCCGTTCCAATCAAGGATCCGGCAAAACCTCCGCCCGCGCCCCCTAGCAAACCACCTATAGCACCACCAACAGCGGCCTGAGGGCTTTGCCCAAACAGCAATGGAAACGCCCCGCCGATAGCCGCTGAACTTAAGCTGCCTCTAATAGTTTTACCTAGTGCTTGTAAACGTTGAGTTTGCTTTTGAGCATTGGCTGTACGCAGCGCATCTAGCTCCATGAGCTGTCTTTTTTCTTCTTCAAAAAATTGTTGATTTAGCTGCCTTTGCGTTCGAATTTCTTTTTGACGTAACGCAGCTTCGGCACGTTCGGGAGACACGTCTCCTCCAAAACGAAAACGTTTAGACCGCTGGGAAGGTCCAATAGGATACTGGTATTGTTGAGCTGCTCCAGCAAGAAACTTGCGCTGCTCTTCCTGGCGTGCCAGGTTTAATTGCACTTGAGCAGCTTTCTCATCGAGTATGGCGTTTGTTTCTAAGCGCCGTCTTTCTTCTAACTCGGCTAAAGCTGCGGCTAGTTCGTCAGCTCCTTTGCGTTCATCCAGTATTTGTTGCGTCCTTCCGCGCAACTGACTAGCAAGTGCAATAGGTGTAGCGGCGCCGGGGCCGATAGGTCCGCCGTACTGGGTTGCTTCGCGGATGCCGGCAGATGCCAGACGTGCTCTGCGCTCCTCATCTGCTACTTGTTTTAGTAATGCAGCGCGTTCACGTAAGCCTGCATTTACTTCGTCAGCCGCCCGTACATAGTCACGAGCCGCTGTCGCCGCGTCCTGTGTTCCTAAGGCAACTTTGTTGAAGTTGTCTGCTGCAACAGCAAGCAAACTGTTTAGATTGTTGAAACTTCTAGGAATACCTCCTTCGCTTAAAGTTTTTATATCCCTGTTTAGGCGATCTACCGCATCCGAACTTTTGTTTAGTTCCGTTTGAAAGCTACGAAGGTCCTTCGCGCCTTTTACAGCAATTTGGATTTCAGCTGTATAGGCCACGGTGCCGCGTCACACTCTGGTACTTCAGTTTACGCCGTAAAAAGCC